CTTCGGCCCCGGTTTCTGTGACTTGTTTGTTAAATCCTGGTAAAAACCCTAATTTCTGTAGCATAGTAAATCACTATAGCAAATTTATTAGTTATTGAACAGATTAAAAGCAGGGGGAGGGTGTTGTGGTGGTGTCTCCCCCCACCAGTCTATTGTATAGACTATTTTGTAGAATTAGTCAACTTTGCACCTTTAAACCATGCAGGTAAACCTATCATAGGTCTTTTATCTAAAGCGTTTTCTTTTGCCATTTTAGAGCCTTTTTTGTTGTAGTGTAAAAATACTTGACCACAATCTTTACCTGTAAATTCTTCTCTCCAATGTTCTAAATCACATCCAGAATATATTAACATATCACCTGGACTTAATTTTATTTTAACACCGGCTTGTCCTTTGTTACCAGTTGGATCTAAATATATTGGCCAGTCATCACCACCTAAATTTAAAGTAGTAGATATTTCACAAGAATATCTATCTTTGTGTCTAGCTAATACATCACCTTTTTTATATATTCTAGCATATGAGTATGTTTCAGATAATTTTAATCCTGTATGTTTTTCCATGACAGGTTTTACTTGTTGCAATAAAGTTTCCATAGCAAGATCACTGTAATGTGAATATGTATTTGGAACCTGATGATCATTCCATATACCCCAATATTCTGTAAACGGTGAAATATATCTAGAGTCAAATAACGCTCTTGCTACATTTCTTTTATTTAAAAAATAATTATACACAAAATTTGCTAACTCTTTTGATATTGCGTTTTTTAGAACACTATATTTATTTTTTTTGAACGACATTTAAAACTCCTTTTGGTATCGCTTGGCAGTTCCAATGTATAAATCTAAATGGTTCATAACCCATATCCACAACGTATTGATGTGGCATATACGATGGAAAGAATATCATTCTACCTGGTTGAACTTTATATTGAATTTGTGAGCTTGCATATGTGACTTTTGTTTTATCTTTTTCTGGTAAAAGATTCATGACATTACCCGGTCTAGGATCTTCAAACATTGGCAGGGATGTTTTTTCACTTGCTTTTAAAAAATAAAAACCAGATATGTGCCCATTCCAATGGGTGTGTAATGTATGATGTCCACCACCTTTTTTAGCAAACTCTTGAACCCACATTTCTGTTGTAAACACTTGAAAATTAGTTAAATCAAAACCCATTTCACCTAATAAATTATGTGCTGTTGCTCCCACGTAATCTTGTAAATCTTTAAATTTAGGGTCACCGATTAAAGTAGTAGAGTGAAATACATGACCCATATCTCCTTTATCACCAAACTTTTTATTTCTATCATCTATTTGTTTTTTTAAATTTTTTTGAGATTCTTTAATATATTTATCGGAGGCCTTGTTTAATTTATTTACAAACTTAGGCTGATCCGCCCACCATATTGGACATGAAAAATATTGTTCTAAATTTAATTTTTGTGGAAAAGTCATGCTCATTTGTACGGCCATCCTAAATTCCAAATAACTAAACTATATCTAGATCCTTTTTTCACTGGACATACTCTATGCCAAACAAAACCAGGAAATACAACTAAAGATCCTTTTGGTAATATTTCTGTGCATTTTTTAATATTAGGTTTTTTGTCTGGATCCATATTTCTAAAATCAAATTCTAACTCACCACCTTTATAATCCTTTGGATCTGATAAACTTACAGTAACAGATAGTTTTCTAATTTTACCATTTGATGGATCTCCTTCTTGTCTTTGGTAAGGTCGATCCCAACCATCACAATGCCAATCATAAAACTGACCTTTGTCATATTTTGTGAACTGACAACTTTCTGAAAAATCCCATTGAAAGTTCCAACCTGCGTTAGCATTTGCTTGATGAATGTATGGCTGTATTTCTTTGTATATCCATCTATCATTCATCCAAACAATATTAGAATTTCTTTTTTTCTTTAAATCTTTTACTTGTGTTTGATTTAATTTTTTATCACCGTAGCCACCAGTAACAGCCATTTGATCAGAAATAGATTTTCCGTATTTAACTATTTCATCACAAATTCTAGCAGGAACTGCTGATTGAAAATACCAATAATAATTTGTTAGGTTCATCTTTCTATATCTTTCTTATATCTATTTTAAATCTAAAGTCAAATTAACCTGTTACTGCAAAAGTTGTATTACCAGTAATTACGTGTTTTGTAGTACCACATGCAGTTGTAACAGTTCCTCCAGTAGCTTTAGCTGATCCTGGATATTCAATAACTATGATACCTGAACCACCATTACCACCATTTCTAGGGGCACTTCCTGCTCCTGCTCCACCAGCTCCACCAGTATTAGCAGTACCAGCAGCACCATCACCAGAACTAGGTCCTGGTCCTCCTGGGGCTCCAGCTCCTCCACCACCAGGACTTCCCTCAGTTCCACCACCTCCACCAGATCCACCAGAGTAATCACCAGAATTTGGAAGAGATTGAGTAAATGCAGGATTTACATCTTTATGTGCACCACCAGCTCCACCTTGT